CCACTCTATCTTGATGCCCTCATAAATATATTTTACTTTTAGTTCATCAAGAAACTCTGAGAGCTTAACCTCAAGCCCACTACGATAGCCTAACTTACGTGCTACCTGATATTTTTTAGAAGAATATAACACCTACCATTGCCAGACAGAGTTCATCTGATCTACGTAAGATGTAAGGTTCTTATAAGGTACACGTTTATACCCTAAAGCTTTTAGCTCTTCTGTCACAGCATCTTCGGCAGACTTACGTGCTTCCATAGCAAGACGTAGTCCCTCTAGCTTCCTGTTCTTATAGGCTTTCTTCATGGACGCTAGTTTAGTTTCCATAGTCTTAATCTTCTTTTCCATTTCTTCTAGTGTGGCTGTTGTCTCTGTCATGTTGTAGTCTCCTTTCCTATTTCTACATAAGAAACAATCTTTGGTTCTTTTGCCTGAGACATGATAGACGGTAGCTCTTGCAAGTCAGTCCAACAGGAATGTTTAAATCTACAGAATGAACATGTCGTTCCTAAGATTTTATTTCCTGTGGGCTTACCTCTGAATGTTTCCTCTACTGGTTCAAAGCACCTTTCAAACTCGTTGTTCTGAACAATGCTTATATTATTAGATAGTTTATCTATCTCCTTCGTCAAGTCTAAACCATCGGCAGGTACATATTTAAAGCTACCGTTTGCTTTATTTATTACCCACCATCCACCTGCTCTTTTGTTAAGAGCCTGTGCATACCCTGCCAACTGTCCTACATAACCAAATGGGTCTTCCTTGGCAAGAGTATCAAATGATTCAAACTTATTTCTATATGACCAATCAGATGCAGATTTAATATCGTCAACAGCATCATCTATAACTATGTCATATGTGCCTTCTATCTTAGAATCAATAGTTAATTCCATAGATACTTTCTTAGAATCCTCATAGGCAACACCTGCCTGTCTGAGCAAGCCCTTAAACACAGACTCAACTATGTCCCCCAACATCATGTTCATAACAAATGTTGAGGGAAAGGGCATACCTTCATCTGGTTTGTTCTTCTCAAACCAAAGCTGACAGGTAGGTCTACCTATATTGGACATTCTAAGTCTAAACTCCTTTCTAGAATTTTGCGAACCAAACTGACGGTGCAAGGCTTCTTTGATATCTTCACAAATCTTATCAATGTTTGTGTCAGATAGCACCTGCTTACCGTCAGTGGCTTGCTCTAGAAATCGGTGCAGTTGTAGTTCTGCCCTATGGTTCATGGCTTACTGAACTTTCTCATCACTGGTGATGTCGATGAAAGATTCTACAACAGCAGGATCTATGTCCTCTTTGCTGTGGATGTTCTCATCAAACTGTCCCATGATGTACTGATTATAGTTAGTAACCCATGATAGTAAGTTACCAAATAGTTCCTGATCCTCATCAGATGTCTCCACCTTTTTTGTCAGGTCTAGTCTAGTGCTAGGCACATAGTAACTATTACCATTCGGTAGCTTTCTCTCTTCTGAAGAAGCATACACAGTATGATTAACTGGTAATCTCTTCATCTTAGATAGCTTCACAAAGACATCACCAACAGTCTTGAATGCTTCACGATTGTCTACTTCCCATATGAATGGGACATATCCTAAGTCAGCATCGTTGGTGTACTCACCTTCAACCTTGGTTGCTTTATCAAACTTAGCAAGACCTAATATAACTCTTACTCGTTTGATCTGCCTGATCAGTTCCTTCTGCTTGTCAGGTAGAGAAGCAAAGTCCTGTATATATCCTGCAGGTTTACCACAGTTGAAGCCCCCATCGTTATCCTTTAGATCAACGTTAAGATTATCAGACATGACTGTCTTGACATAACGATTGGGTGTATCATCACTGCCCTTGATGAACCTCTTATACATATACCTCTGCATAAAAGGTCTGATCTCAATGTCAGACTGAAAGTACTGTCCGTCATCAGGAACGTCAAGCTTGTAAGCACCAGAAGGTATCTTCTCAATGTTTACCATCTTGCCTTTGAGTTCTTCAGTACCCATGATAGGTGAGTGACTAAGCTTTAGTCTAGCCAGTGAACTAGCAGACTTCTTTCCTACCTCAGTACCTACTGGTTCTGAGATGCCCATAGCCTTTGCCATATCGTCATAGTTTCCGTTTATTGTTATTACTTCATTCATGTATTATCTCCTTATAATTTCTAAAAGTGTTATAGTTATACCATCATACATCTTTGGTGTCAAGCCAGTTATCTCCTATTTTTGCATCTAATTTTAATGGAACATTAAAGTCTATATTCCAACGTGTATCAATGATCTTCTTCATGTTACTATTTATACTCGTAACTATTTCTAAAACCTGATCAATCTCATCAGGGTGAACATCAATGACTATTGAATCATGTACCGTGTTTACAATACAACTCTGTAGTGTAAGCAACATGTTATCAAAAGTCATAAGAATTAATGGTACTATGTCTGCAGTAGCAAATGCTTGCACAGGATAGTTCTTTATCTGTGTAAAGTATGTGACAGTACCATTACCTTTACGTACTACATCTGGAAAAGAAAAGGAACGTCCAGATGGAACACCAACACGTCCTGTGTTGATAGCTTCCTTACCTAGTTCTTTGTGCCAAGCTGACACACCTTCATACTTATCTCCAAACTGCTCGTAGTACATAGCTTCTGCTTCAGATCTGCCGAAGCCTGTAGCTCCGTACAGGGGAGCAAAGGTATGTGCTTTAGCTTCTTGCCTAGATATAGGCTGTCCTGCATCGGTGATAACCTTTGCAGTATAACTATGCACATCAAAGCCTTCACTTATTTCTTGCATAGCAACTTTGTCCTGTGACAAATAGGCAGCAGTCCTAAACTCTAGCTGTGCAAAGTCAGCTTCAAGTATCTTGCCACCTTCCCAACGAGACACAAAGATCTTCTTCACAGGAAACGTACCACCTCTAGGCATGTTCTGCATGTTAGGGTCTGCACCACTGAACCGTCCTGTAGAGGTACGGTGCTGTAGCAACCTAGCGTGTAGCTTACCATCAGGCTTAGTGTAGGTAGATATACCTTCTACAAAACTAGATAGGTATGTGTCTAGAGCAGACAGTCTACGAACATTCTTTAGAAATACCTCTGCCTTCGTATTACCTGTACGCTTGGCATACTGTTCTAACATCTCTAGGTTGAGTTTGTTTGTGCTAAAGCCGTTGGCACTCACCCACTTGGCAGACGGTGCAGTAAATCTAAGACCTGCTACCTGTTCTCGTGGTGTGTACACCCAACCAGATTCTTCACATCGAACACACTTGTTTGGTTTCTTAAATGGTGAACCATCCTTCTTAACCTTTGTGATCTTGCCACTTCCTCTACATACAGGGCATGTACTAGCTGTAACCTTGTACACAATATTCGTATGATCATTGACAGCATCTGTGAATGCATCCTTTCTCATATAAGGCTCAAAGTAATTAGCCCACATAGACTTATCCTTTGGCTTACGGCTGTAGATTACCCATGACAACTGCTCTGGACTATTAAGATTGATAGGTCTGTCTCCCATAAGATCTCTAACCTGTTGGCTGAGATCATTCCAGATACTAACCTTCTCCTTCTCAAACTCCTTACGTACTTCATCAAGCTTCTTTAGATCTACACTAAACCCACGTTGATATATCTTACACAAGCAGACAGCAACCATGTTGGTATGTGTAACTGTATCCATAAGATCAGCGTCACCATTACTTAGCCTTTGATGTATCTTGTCAGCAAGATCATATGTAGCACGTAAGTCATACAGTAAATACTCTGACAACTCAGCGTGTGGTATTTCTGATACAGGCACACCTCTTTTAAAATAATCTTTCATCGTGTCCTGTTTCTTATTGGGTAAGCTGTAGCGTTCAGCACACTGCTCTAGTGATAGAGGTTGTTTCTGTCCACGTTGTAACACATACTCACCTAACATTGTGTCAAACACAATGCCCTCATACTTGAATCCAGATTCCCACAGCCATATAAGATCATGTGCTACATTGTGACACACAAGCACAGTAGTATTGTTTAGTGCCTGTTGTACCATAGCATGTCCATTTTCTGTGGGTATCTCGTGAGCATGATCAAACGTGATCACTCTCTCCCAATTGTCTGTCTTCATACCAACCATAACAAGACTGTTACTGTCCTCAAAAGGATCTAAGTGTAACTTGTCATTACGTTTTGTTACAGTGTTCTCTACGTCTAATATTAATCTCATTTGTTTTCCTTTAGTTGTACCAGTTCTGCTTCTACATAGGGTATGTGAAAGAAGTGTTCGTACCTTCTAGCATTAGATAGGTAAACTTCTTGCACAGTTTCAGGTGTAAACTGATAGTCTTTTATTCTCCATGCACATTCCATGTCACCTCTTATAACATAGAAATTAAAATAAGCATCTACTTTTTTCATCTCTTTAAACTTATTTAACAATTTAAATTTACGATAGGGAATCCTAATCTCAGTCCAAGATGGTAGCCAATCCCCAAACCACTGTCTCTTCATCTCTACCTCTGAGAAGTATAAGTGTCCGTCCTTCTCACTCTTTACATCAAAGGAGAAGTCTTCCTCTATGGATAGTATCTTATGCCCATTATTAATTAAATAATTAGACACTGCTTCTTTTGCTACACCATCATTCTTTGCATAGGAATGAGGTCTAAACTTTCTGGTGTATGCACCACTGATAGGTTTAAATGTATTCATGCTGTGTACCTCGCTGTCTTGTAATCTAGTTCGCAGACAATCTTGCCATGCCAACCAGATAGTTTGTTCTTTACAACGTTGATATGTCTTTGAGGAGATTGCTCTTCCTCACCTTCAACGTCAGGGTTCTTGGCAAGTAATAGCATAAGGTCTGCTTCGGCAGCCTTACCTGTTCTACTACCTTCCATCATGGCTTGGTTAAGTACAACCTTACCTTCTGCTTCAGCAGATAGCTGTGACATATAGAATATAGCACAACCATACTGCTTGGCAATCATTCTTGCATGGACTGCATTTGCTTTGAGTGCTTCATCTTGCCTAGCAAATCCTGATGTCTTGGCAAACTTGTCACCCATATCTAATACAACAACATCAGGCTTAAAAGATTTAGCGATGCTCTCAACCCAAGACATGTCACGTCCTGTGGAATCATACAGTTTTATATTCTCCTTGACTACACCATACTTCTCATGGGCAAGCTTGGGATTATCTTTGATCTCG